TGCTGTCTCAGTCATTCGTTGTTTTAGAGCTACTGCAAATCTTGGGTATTTAGAGGTATATCCTAGTTGTTGTGATTTAGCATAAGAATTACAACGATAAACTATACCATCTTTTGGGTAATCCCAAGCTTGTTCTTCAAACACTGTAAAAAATCCTGCGTTTTTGAGTATTTTCATTCTTGGCTCATAATCCATAGATACACCTAACCAGTCATGAGCAATGAATCTAATATTACGTTGGGCAAACTCTGACGGACTATCTAAACCCAAAGCTCCAGATACATAGTTTCTAAAGTTTTCAACATTATTATCTGTCACACACTCCCCATTCACAACCACTTCATCATAATCAAGATCGATTTTAGTAGGTGCGCCTTTTAACATTCCTACGAGATGTGTTACATCTGTTCCTTGTTCACCGTTACCACGAGTTAGCCCCATCTTTAATTTACCTCTACGATAGATTAAAGTTAAATTAGTACCATCAATTTTAGGGACTTTAACATCCATCCAAGGTTCTAACTCTTCTTCTCCTTCATAGATTTTACGGAGAGAGTATAGTTTATAGGGGTGAGTAATTTTGCCAGCAGCACCGCCTACGTGTTTAGTGGGAGAATCATGATCTCGCCAACCTTGGGCTTTTTCCATGTTCTCAAGTTTATCATATAGCTGATCATATTCTGCATCTGTTATCATTGATGCAGAGTTATCATAGTAAGCTTGATTATGTTTTTGGATAAGTTGTTTGAGTTCTTTGTAATTCATATAAAGATAATATCTGAAAATTAAGCATTAAGAAAGAGTTCTTTTAAATCTTTCTTGTCTTTCCAACCACATTAATATAAACGATCTCACTGAATTGATTTTAGGAGTTAAATTTAATTCTTGAACTAATTTGATATATGCTTCTAAAAATATATCATATTCTGGAGACATTAATTTTTGTATGTTAAATTTAAAAACGTCTTCTTTAGAGTAATCTGCTACCTCATAATTCATATTTTTAAGATGATCAAAACCACGATCAAGGTAATTTCCTTCAAGTACTATACGTTTTGATTGATTAAATCTAGGCACTAAAGAAAAGTTATGCGTTTTTAGTGCTACTTTATGATTTTTATTTACTAAATCTAAATATTCAAGGATATTTTCTCCACTAGCGATGTATTTTTGAGTTTCGCTATTAATCCAAGGAGTGTAAAAATTTAAATGCACACAACTTAAGTGCTGCTCTTTAAAACCTAACCAACTATGGTCTTGTACATTAAAGCCTTCAACTAAGTCAGGAAATTTTAGAGGATCGTTATACTCTTTTTGATTTAGATATTTTTGTTTATAATAAAACTCAGGATGGCTGTTTATTATCCTACACAAAGCAGAACCAGCCATCCCTCCTTTGAAAAATATAATTACAAAATTATCTGGGTATTTTTCTATTAATTTATTTAGGTGCTCAATGGTTGTCTTCAAAGTATGTCTTTTTCATATCTATTTATTTTGTCTTTTAAAAGTAGTATGTATTGTCTGACGTTATTTATGTTCGGCATTAGTTCAAGGAACGAGCATAGTTTTAGATACTCGTTGCAGTAAGTGTCATAATCATCACTCATAAATTTTTCTACATCAAGGTTAAAAAAATTATTATCATGGCAGGGTTCTATATATACCCCATCTCTATCTCTAAATACTGAGTTTGAGTCATTTAGATTAGTTATGTTTTGAATGCTGCCTACGATTCTTACAATCTTGCACTTAAAGTCTCTTGGAGTCATGTCATGTGTTTTAAGAAGTAGAATTTTGTTCTGCTTAATCTTTGAAATTATTTTTTTAGCTGTTGTATATTCTAGCATATCAATAGAGATGTGGGCTGTAGCTAAATGATTTTCTTTGAAATAGGGGTACATTACATCGTTATTTCGCTCGTATATTGCATAACCTTCCGTTGTATGTGGCCACTCTAAAGGTCCTAAATCTTCGTTAGCTACAGCACCACACATGCTCTGGTCCCAGACATAATCTGTTGAACTACCAACAATGGCTCGATAAACAGTACTTCCAAAAAACCCACTATATGTTTGAATTATGCAAAAGTTTTTAGGTGATTTGTTAATGACTCTAACAATATTGTCCCAATCATTAGCTTTTGAAAGTCTGCCTTGTCTTTCTGACATGTCATACTGTGTCTTTTTCAATGTGAGGTTGACTGCCGTCAATCATATGTCCTATGTCGTTTCTGCGTCTATCTAACCAACTGTGTTCTACATAGTGTACATACTTTGCATTTGGATCTTTATTAAGTATGTAGTGCAAACGTTCATTGGTGTAATCTACAGGAATATCTAATACGCTGTCAAGACTTTTAACATACTGGTGTCTAAACATGTAAAGCAACTCAACACTTAGAAACGTGTGTCGATACTCCACGATATCTTCGATCTTATTTAAGTAGTTATGCAAACTCTCAACACCACGCTTGCGTAATTGGTTTTGTGCAGTAATGTTTTGATCTCTTCCAATTATACCAACTTGTAAGTTGCCTTTTTCATTGAGCCTACGCAATACTTCTTTGTAGTTAGGATACTTTGTGTGTCTTATGTCGTCGTGATCTTTGTCAACATAAGGTCCACTTACACTAAGCACATAGTTTTCATGTTCAGTCCAGTCATATTTGTCAATGTTTTCAGGTGTATTCCAAATATCTTTAAATGGAGCATTGTCATGGTTAATCCAGTATTCACGCAAAAGTTGATCCCAACCATGCACATTACTGTGCATGGATAGAACTTTACTAAACACATGATTACCTGTACCCTGTGGGCCGCTAATAACTAAGATGTTTGCCATTACTTTACTAGCTCTGGCTTGAATACTGACTTTAGACCAAATGCTTGTGTATTAAACTCTACAAGTGTTTTTAGGGCATCTGCAGTAACAAACTTCATTAGCGTATCAACTTGTGCATTACCTGCATCACCTAGCATCCACTCGTACTTGCCAACTTTCTTTTGAATCTTCTTAATACTCTCAGGATTCTTTGAAACTTGCTCTAGTGCTGCCACTAGTTTTGCACGGTTAGGATTGCCTTTGTTAACCCAAAGTGCTTTCTGCAAACCATCACGGAAACTTTTTACAAGTTTGTACGCGTCTGCTAAATCGCCTTTAGGCATTGCACCATGTATTTCATTAAACTGTACTTCCATTTGAATACCAGGATAGTTTGGATCATCTGCGTGTGAACCGTCGGGCTGTAGAATACCATGATGAAACCATAAACGTGCTTCGCCTTTGTCAATTACTGGCTGTACATGCTTTTTAAAACTTGCAGGATTTTCACGAGTACCATTAAGTTCGCCACGCTTAAATGCAAGACGTCTTTCATTACCCTTCATGCCTTTTATCCAGTTTACCTTTTCTTTAAAGCAACCAACATATGCTTCAGTGTTTGGTAAATTACCACACTTTAGTAATGTCATTGCAATACCTTCAGGGACTTTACCGCCGCCGCCGCTGAAACTAGTTCTATCAGTGTTTGGGTTGTGGTCCCCATAAACTGCTGTAATAATATTAAGGTTCATTAATCCAACTGAATCATAGTCTTTGTAGTTGTAATCCACTGCTTCTTGTAAGAATGCAACACCATTACCACCGTTAGATACCATAATAGTTTTGTCATCAAAACGTAGCTTATTGTGAAACTTATTAAATCCAGGAATATCTCTTGCACCACGGATGTGCTTAAGAACAATCTTTTCACCGTCTAGATATTTTTCCATTTCAGTAGCAACAATTTGTGCCCATTGACTTGTACCACCGCCTGGCTTTTGTGGCACGATCATTGTATAATCAGCAACTGCTGGTGTTGTAAATCCTAGCATTAGTGCTAGAGGTAATAAAAGTTTACGCATAGTCTATTCTTCCTTTTCTTAATATGCTATATATTAATATCCCGATAATACAAAATATTAGTGACATAAATATCGGTCTTGTTATAAGTGTTTCCACAGTATAAAGTCCTGTGAGTTGAAGAGTTAGTCCCTCAACTTTTTCTGCTAGTATATAACCAATTAACATAGCAGGTCTACTAAACTTGTAATGTCGCATAGTAAATCCTATACAAGAAAAAACTGCTAACATTGCAAGATCTTCCCATCCTCCTGTGTATTGCATTGAGGTAAAAATAATCAAAGCTAATAGCACAGGAAAATAATATTTATAAGGCACTGCTGCGAGTTTACTAATGGGTTTAATTAGAAACATACAAATAAATGCAACAACTACTGTTGCGCCTAAAAAACCAAATGTCATACTTTTAAATAACTCTGTATCCTCTGCGATATCTGGTGTGCCTAGTTCTATGTTTAGATACATAAATAAGCTCATTAGTATTGCAGCAAACTTTGCCCCTGGTATCCCAAATATGACTGTTGTAATCATTGATGTTGCTTTTTGTGCGTTATTAGCACCCTCAGGTCCTATGACACCTTTGATATTACCATTACCAAACTTCTCATTAGGATTACTGGCAACTGCTTGACCATATGCCATCCAGTCTGCCATTTGCCCACCTAGTCCAGGCAATAACCCAATAAACGCCCCAATGAATCCGCCTCGCAGAGCAAGCCATCTATTATCCCAACTTGCTTTCATGCCTGCCCATAACTCACCTTCACGTATCTCACCATCTGCAGTGCTATGTTTTAAAAATAACCCTCTTGTGAGTTCTGGTATAGCAAATAGTCCTGCAGCAACTGCCATAATTTGTATACCATCTTCTAAGTAAAACCAATATTGTGCGCCGAATCTTGCCTCATTGTTATCTGGATTAACACCTACTAACCCTACAAAGATTCCAAATGCAATAGCAAGTACCGTGCGAAACCAGAACTGATTAGTTAAAAACCCTACTGTTGCAAATGCCAATGCAACAAACGCCCACAGCTCAGGAACACCTAATATATAAATTAAGTTAGTGTACCAAGGTAATAGTAGAAAAACTAGACAACCCCATAAAAGTCCATTAACTGTGCTAGTTGTTACAGCCGCACTAATAGCATACCCTGCTCTGCCACGTTGCGCAAGAGGAAAGCCATCTACCATAGTAGCAGCAGCACTATTAGCTCCTGGTATGCCTAGTAGTATAGCAGTGAACGAGTCGCCAGTTGTACTAGCAGCAACTACTGCCATTAGGAATATTACCCCCATGTATGGCTCGTGTGCAAAGTAACTTATAAAACCAAAAAGTGCGACTAAACCTGTAGTGGCACCTGCACTAGGTATTATACCTATTAGAAGTCCGTAAAATACTCCACCGAGTAAATATGCAACCATTTCAATCACGGTTTATAAGTTCCTATAAAAATATCACTATGGGTTTGATGTTGTAACCATTCTACCTTATATCTTTGTGCAAAGTCCAGGATTAATTCATTTTGTTCTTTTATCCTAGTTGTCATAAGATAGTCTGTCTTATACCAATCATAGTTTGGATACGTAATGTTAAATCCACCTGCTTTTTTCCACCACAGAAAACTTTCCCAGTTAGATCTGTACACTAGTTGTATCCAAGAAACAGGGTAAGCATCTTGTATCGCTTCAAAACAGTAGGGCCATTCATGACTCATTATTAGTTTACAGCCTTGTGCAGGATCTGCATCTGTATACGGAGCATCTAAGTTTGTACGTTCTAGACTTGTGTCAAACTCCATGCCTGTCCCGTAGTAGGCTTCTTGGTGACCTGAAAAACCGTGATGAGTGTAGTTGCGATGTTCTGCACGATCTGTGCAGTTGTATTGATCCGAGGATTTAATTTCCCTGGCAATACCACTCCAGCGACTGCCTGGAACACCTGTAAAAAATATATATTCAGGTAATGTAGTCAAATTTAATTCTTCCGTTTTCACCTTCTCTAATATTCTCAATTGAACAACTATTTATTTCTGCGTAGTGTTCAATTAGAGGCATAGTCCATCTATCAAACCAATCAAGAACTACCCCATTACCAAAAGGTTTATTTGGATTTACTTTCATGCAAATTGTCCCTCCTTTTGCAAGAAGAGAAAATACTTTTTTCATTCGATCATCAATCCATTTGATATCATAGAAATTGATAGAACCAAAACAAATGATAAGATCAAACTTTACAGGATACTCAAAATCAAGTATATCTATCATTTCATCTGCTTTTGAGTTATAAGGGTCAAGCCCTATGAAAAATCCTACTGGGAGATGTTTTTTAAATAAATTATCCCCACAACCAACATCAAGAATTCCATGAGATTTTTTGATTAGATTAACAACATGAGGGTCTTCATCGTTACTGATATAATCGTTTGCAAAGTATTCTTTTAGGTCTCTATAAGTCATTATCATGAACATACAACTGTAGTAATGCGTAATGAAGTACTTTCATTAAATCTTTACGAGCATCCTCTTGTGTACCCTTTTTACCATATCTTTGTGCATATTTTAAAACATTACCAATACAAAAACCAGTGCCGTGTCCGCCATCCATAATAAATTCTGTAGCTTGAAATTTATCGCGAGAATAGTGTTGGTCATAAGTAGCGTCAATATAAGCTCTAAATTCTTTGATTAAAGAGTCTTCATTATACTTGTATTCTGGCACTATACTTCCATCAACATTTATTTTAATTTTTGCAGTTGTTATTTTGTTACGTTTTTTACTACCGAAGTCACGTTC